GCTCTCATAGAACCAATTCGTTGTGCATGAGATCTTGCTAATCTTCCTGTTTCAAGTTCTGCATTAAGACCAAAACGATTGCCTTGACCATAAAAACCTGATTTTGCTAATGTTGCATTTTTCCTTGCTTGTCTAGCCATTGCATTAAGTCGATCCTTTTCTGCATTAATCTGCTGGTTTTTAGATGCAAGTGAACTTAAAGCACCTACTGCCATTGCTCCGGCTATAATTAAAGGAAGACCCATCAGTGTTTATTGGTAAAAAGTGTCCAATCCCTACCTTCAATAGGTCTTATTACAGAACAATGTTTTTCTAGAAGTCCGTAATAAGGTGAAGATTCTTCACAAGGAATGATGTAATGTTCTTGTCTTCGGTCCATCATGATTGCATCTAATGCCTGAAAGACTGCTCTAGAATCTTTAGGTGATGCTTTTTTAGAGTGCATCCACCAGTAGACAGTAGGACTTTCAACAGAGAATGCACCTATAGGAGAACCAGCTTTAGTAACAAAATGAGTTGGACCAATTAAAGATCTTCCTCCATCATCATCTGCTGCTTCTTGAATATGGTCCATATCGTCCTGAGTCGTTATAGGCCAGACTTTGATATCAGTTATCATTTGTTTCGTAATCCAGTTCTATTGCTAAAATATTCGTAGGCATTGAATCAGAAATCTGTATCTGAAACTGAGCATCAGTAAAACCTTGATTTGACGGAACCAATTCTTGAACTCCTGTAACCAAAGTTGGTGGATCTCCATATTCGTCAGAAAAAGTTCTTGTTACCATTTCTGTTAAAGTACCTTCTGAAACCGATGCTGGATAAATTCCATATTGAATATTTGGTGTTCTATAAACTTTAACCCATGCTCTGTGAATCCTTTTCTTGTTTCCAATTCTGACATTTCCACGAGGACCAAGAGCAACTGGAAGTGTTACCAGTTTAGATTCATAACCTAATCCTGAAACCAGAGTTGTATAGTTCGAAGATGCACCTGATGCTGCAGATCCAGAAGAAACAGCAACATCATCCAATTGAGAACCATCACCAAGCAACTTCACTGTTAATCCTTCCAGATGATTCAAACCTGATACTGAAGTTGCAGTAGTTGCGACTACATGACCATCCATGAATCTGGATTTATCAATGGTTTCTTCTTTCATCCAGTTTTCCATTACTTCAATGGTTTCAATGATGGTATGACTTTTATCTCCATCTACAGTAGGAATGGTTCTTCTGACAACCATCCATAGTTGATCCTGATCATCATATGGAATAGTTCCCATATCGACTACAACTGCATTTGTTTGATCTGTTGTTAAATGTCCTGTTGGATCACCTCCTCTTGTATTTGTATAATCATAAGAGCCGGCAATTTGATGTTTATGCCATGCCAATATTGTATTTTGAGGAATGTAAGTGACACAACTGATTGCTCCATTACCATCTCTGATCCAGTTGGCATAGTTAGGAATGGAGGTTGCCATAATCTGTTTACCTTTATCGCTCAGAATATCATTAGCTCTTATGGTGATATCGAATGATTTTTCTCCTGCAGTTGCTTTACCGAAATTGATTAAACGAACCTTGATTCCAGAACCTTCGACATAAAGAACATTTTCATCTACAGCTACAGCATTGACTGTTTTTTCTGCTGGTTGGGTTCCTTCTCTTCTGACTGTAAAATTAGTAGGTGTAATCGTTAAGTCTTGTTCTGATCCATAGACTGCATAAATACCACCTGTTGTTCCTGCCAAAAGTTTCTCTTGTGGTACAAGAAACTGGATTTCATCTACAGTTCCAGAATCAAACGTAAAGGTCATCGCATTGAACGCTAATACCTGTTCTCCTATGATGGATGCTCCTGATGCTGTTGTTTGTCCTGTAGCCGATCCTAAAGACTCTGAAGGGCCAAAATTGTAGAAGTCATTGGTTTGAGAGAAGAAAACAGTCTGTGGACTATGATCAACTCTTGCAAAGACCAATCTTTGTTGAAATAAAGAAACAAAATGAGGATAGTTCTCTGTATACCATTGTCCTAATTTCCAATCTCTTAAATTAGAAGTGAACGAAACAGGAATATCTGTTTTTGCAGTACAGTCTGCTTCATTAGCATTGTCACCATCTGGATCTATTGTATCAATTTGAACATGACCCCAATAAATCTGTTCATTTCCTAAAGTATTGATTCTGAATAATCTTCCTCCATCAGTAGCTTGATTTGTCCATACACCAGTTCCTGATTGTGTTAAACGAACAGTTGAATTCTTTCTATAAAAATAAGCCTTTACAGTAGGTTTCTGGTTATGACCAAAATCTACAGGAGCATCTCCTACAGCACTGGTTAATTTAAAGGTATTAGCCGTACATTGAGTTGCAAAGAAATCTCCATTGGAAGGATGTGCAGAATTCAGGGTCATTGTTGCAGTTTCAGATGTTGAACCAGGATCTGTAAAAGTAATTGTATCAGTAGGATCATATCCAGTACCCATTGTCGTTATTGTAATGGTAGGATTCCCATTACCATCTGTTGTAATTGATGCTTTTAAACTAGATTTATTACCACTTCCTGATGTTGCTGATGGATTTACATCTGCATGTGTAGAAGGATCTGATGTAGGGGATTTATCTGCGTCCCATGGATCTGATAAATCTCCTCCTGTAGGTGAAGCTGGAGAAGATGCAGATACAGATACGACTAAAGTAATTCCTGAAAGATTGACCTTTATTCCATCCTGAAGACCATGATTCTTATTCTGAAGGAATGAAAAGGTTTGAAGATTATCTGTAGGAGCAGGATTAGAATCTCCAACTCCAGACCAATAATACGCATTATCGCATTCTCCTACCCATCCTGTTTGATTGATTCCTGTTGGTAAAGTAGGATCACCTGATATAGACATCGTGACTGTAGAAGCAGTACCATCAGCAAGTTCCTGAGAATTGAAATAAGGTCCGTCATAGAAAGATATTTCTGATAATGCCCATGAGGTATCAGAAGTATAAACAAGCTGTTGTGGAGGAACGTCAGGACTTACAAGAAACAAATAGGATGCCGATTGAATAAAACGTATAGAGTTAACTTTTGCAGTCGTATTATAAGGTGTTGTTAGTTCATAAGGTTTACTTGATAAAGCCAACTGTGCCTTGTCCTTATAAAACCTTATATATCCTCTAGAACTGATTTTACCTGCAGAAAGACTACCACTAAGACCAACTACTGTCGTAGAAGTTACATTTGCTGCAGTCGTGCAAATTTTGAATTGAGTGCTGTTTAGTACTAGAACATGATAATCAGTATTTGCTGAAGCACCTGTAGGCAACGTAGTTGCTTCTAACTGAATAACATCGTAACTCGACAATCCATGTCCTCCTGAAACAGTAAATAGATTATCTCCAGTTGTTACAGAAGTGATTGCTACTTCAGGCTGATAAACTCCAAATTCCAGTATATAGTTGTTTGAACTTCCAAATCCTATAGTAAAAGGAATCAACTTTACTGCATTTGCTTCTTTTCCAACTCCTACTGCATTTGGTTTGGTTCTCGCTATATATTGAGTTCCTGGTCTTCTTGCAATTCCACCATTTGGTGTAACCACAAAGTTGGTAAGTTCTTGTACAGATTTGGAATACAATTCCTCATCTACAAAACCTTGTGATTTAACCGCAATCTGACCTCCCCAGAAATTAGTCTGAGTTTGGGTCACTCTCATTTATACACCATTTGCAGTTGATGCAGAAAAAGGTCTGAAGTTTCCTGACATGGAAGTATTCCTTGAATTCAACCATTCATTGGATTCAATAACATCTGCAGTACCAACTTGTGCATCAATACTTCTTGCTTCTGATAACACTTGCTGGAATTTACCTAACATCAAATCACGCAATGATCCTTGACCTGTAAGATCCATTGCAATTTCTGATGCAAGTCCCATTGCTATTGCCTGAACCAATTGTGCATCAAAATCAGTAGTATCATCTCTGGAACTAGGTTTTTTGATGTATTTGATCTTTGCAGTAGTAGCATCAGTCAGAAGATACTGACCTTCTACTTTAAATGGATAATCGTATTGGTCACTTTCATAGAGGTTTAAAACCCTGAGAATAATCGTATTATCCAAAACATAGGCATAGTTATATTCAAATGGAGGTGTATAGTCTCCACTTTTGGATAACTCTGTTCTATGAGTCATACAATTCCAAGGATGAGAACGAAGCACGGCATCTCTTACATCTTCAAACCTTAATTTACAGGCTCTTGCCCGTGCATTAGCATCATCAAAAGCTGTAATAGTCCCGTCACCAATATTGTTTAAGGCAATATTAGATATCTGAATTGCAGTAGCCATTAAGCTTTTTTCTTAGCAGGTTTCTTTACAGGTTCTTTTTTTACAGCAGACCAACCTAATTTAGAAAGTTCTCTGAATTCTGAAGAACCTCTAGTGACTTCTCTTTCATCACCATCTGTTGAATACAAAACAATTCTAGACATAAGTTCCTTTGGGAAAGGGGGCCGAAGCCCCCTAAGTTTAATCAGTCAATGGTGTAAACCATATAACCAGCGAGATCATCGCCATCAACTAGTGCTTCATCTTCAGAAGTTGCTCTGATTAGAACACCACCTTGAGATTCAAACAACTTTGTTCCACCAGTTGCTTTTAGAGGTGCTCCAGTATTAGCAGAAGCTCCTTCTAAACTGAAATAACCAACGGTATCGACACTGATTCCATTGATTAATCCATCTGGATCGGCTGCTACTGCATCTCCTGCAAGATCAGTATAAGCATCCCAACCTAAATCAATTTTTGCACCACTTGTGACCCAATTGACATAAGCTCTGGATAAGCCTATAAATAAACGGACTTTACCAGCAGGAAGCTTTCCTAATGCAACAGAAGAAGTTGCTTCTCCAGCACCATCTTGATCATGAGAAAAATACATAATTCTCATTCGACCATGATGATCTGAAGGGTCATTCATTACTGAAGGTACAGCTACAGTGTTAGCGTACTGTGTGCTGTTTTGCGTTGTTACGGCCATAGTATTTTCCTTTTAAGAGATTAAGCTGCCATGCAACTGAGTTGAACAACACGTTCTTCTTCAAGACGGGTTGCTCCAACAGTCATACGGTAATAAATATACTGGCTGAACCTCTTGTCTGGACGCTCAGAAATACGTGCTACAATGTCTTCCCAGATACAAAGACCTACGCCTCTGCGATGAAAAGCTAAGCAATACTCTACGTCAGCACCATTTTCCTGCGGACATGCAGTAGTACCAGAGTAAGATTCAGTGCCAGCAGTGGTGGGAATCTTTTCAGTTCTGATAATATTGAATCCCATATACTGATTCAAATCACCAGCAACCAAAGCTCGTACTTGATTATAATCAGCACTATTAACTTTAGTCGAAGTCAATAATTGAGCTAATTGATTAGCATTGAGAACAAGAAATAAATTACTATTCCCATTCACATCATAATCATCAGCTTCTCCTGCTCCCAGAATTTTACGAGCATGAATCAGTTTACCTACCGTGAGATTGGTATAACCTGATTCGCTATCAACAGCATATGTGTTGGTATTAGCATCAACTTGCTGAGATGCATCAAGAGATATATCTGTACTTGCAGCACTTCCTGAAGTATTTTCAGAACCAGACGCAGTACCTACAATTGCACCAATAACCTCTTCATCAATTGCTCTTCCCATTGCCATAGCAGCATTGACGGAATAAGCAGATGCAGGATCAATCAAGAGCCTTAGTTTGTCTGGATTATCAATCATGTCACCCCAATCATAGTCAACAGGTGTTACCCTACGTCTATCATGTGGTGTACTGATTAATGGTGAGTCAGCATGTCTGCTGGTAACTCTTTGTGCTGAAGTAGCACCGATACGATCCATGAAGACTTCTTCACCGATCTTTCCTGCTTCTAATGTAACTGCATTACGCAGTCTACTTCCCATTTGTTGGACGAGAAGTTGTACATTGGCATCAAATTGTTTGACAAATGCCGTTGTGACTTGAGTGGACATATAAAATCTCCGCAATTAGTGAGTAAAAAAACGCACATTTGCGAATTGTCCACATGGGGTTCGCTGACATTATCTAAATGCCAGGGGTATAAAAATACCTTGTCTGGTCTAAGTTTTAGCTCAAGTGGCTATAGAGTTTAGTCATCTTAGCAACGGCTGCCTGATGATTAGGATCATAGGTATCCATGTAAGATTGTCTAAAATCTTTATCATTCAATAATGAATTGATTTCTTCTTGAGCATTGGCTGGATTCATTCCACCAAGAACTGCGTTATTTGATCCTGGTAAAACTGAATCTTCTGCCAAGACTTCACCTATTCGGGCAAAGACTTTTAATAATTCTGGATGGTTTCCCATTCCTGTTTCTTCTATAACCTTAACTGCTTCAGGAGTAGCAAAATTCATAAACGCTCGTCTTGCCATTTCCAGGTTGTGATTAAACTCATCACCCCATTCCTGTTGTAAAGTGTTTAGGTTATCAACTTCAAACTGCTCAAACTGTTGTTGAGAAGTTTCTTCACGTTCAGCAATATCCTGTTGATATGCTTGGAATATAGTTTCTGCCTGTTGGTTGTTTAATCCCAACTGGTGGGCAAACTGTCTATAGTTTTCTGTCTGCTCTGGATCATGATCTCCTAAAGTGTAACCATTATGGTCTTCAGGTCTTCCAAGAGCATTATAAACATCATCCATAGGTTCACCTTCTCCAGGTAAACGTAGGAGTTGTTCTGCTGGTACACCCATCTTTTTAACAAGATTGACATACGATTTAGCCAACTTATCTACAGAGTCAAAAGTCTGTAGGGATGGTTCTTCTCCTAATCCATCAGGCAATCCTGTAGGATTGAACTCCATTGGACTAGAAGTGATTGCTGGTTGTTCTGCAGAAAGCATTGAACCGCCAGAGTCAATGGCTCCTGAATCGCTTGGTGCAGCTTCAGAAGTTGTCATCGATGCTTCGCTCATAATTTTGCTTCATCATGGTTTGAATTCGATCTGCATCCAACGACACATAATTGAGAATGGCTAGAACAACAGATCTTCGCCCTTCGTTATATGATGTTTCCTGCAAATCACTGGTTATAGTGGAATTCCAGATAAAGTTATTCTTCATCAAGTCTTCCAACACTTCTCTACCAGCTTCGGTAGAAAATACTTCTTTATAAGTTGCTCTCCGTTTACGGTCTTTATCAAACATTATACTGCAGTCATCTGCTGTGCTGCCATTGCTCTATTCTTTTCTGCAGTTGAAGTTACTTGGTCAATGTTTGCTGTTATTTCTGCTTGTTGTAATTGTTGCATCATTGCTGACTGTTCCTGCTGTTGTTGCAACTCTTGTTGAAACTGTGCTTCATCTTTAACAACACTTGGTGGTGTTCTTAAGATATCTGCACCAAGTTTAACTACTTGAGAAGTATCCAGCCTCTGTAGAATGGTTGGGTCGATTTGGGCAATTGGAGTAAGGAACTGAATCAGTTGAGATATGCTGTTCAATTCATAGCCCCGCATTGCTACAGAGACTGGATTTCGATATTCGATCTTAAATTCTTCTTGTTCCATAACAACATCAGGAGGTTGAGGAAGCAGATTATTAGTAAGAAGAATTTGAGTTGCCCGTTCTATCATTGGTCCTAACATTTCAATTTCCTGTCTTGAAACAATAGGTCCAACAATCTGTAAACGATCTCTTTGTCTTGCTTGAACTTCAGTTGCAGTAAATCTTAAAACATCACCATCATTTGCAACTGGTCCTGGCAATTCCATCATGTCTAGGTAGAACGACTTTTCTATATTTTCTCTAACTTGAGCCATTTTTGCTTCTGCAATGTCAACTCTTTGTGCAGAAGGCATTGGAAAGATTCTTTCGTCTTTGCCTAGTCCTGATCGATAGTAGTTGATTCCTCCAGGTGTTGTTCTTATAGGGTTTAAGAATCCGTCATCAGGAATCATCAATGGTGGATCAACAATCTTCTGTAATGCTTTGAGGTAGGTCTTTTCCATCTCATTGAGCATTTTAATATCTGCCAATGCTTCAGCACCTGGACCTCTTCCATAAGTTTCCTGTGCATTTCTTTCCCAACGACTGCATACAAATGGAAATGATTCAAAACCACCTACATTCAGAATGGCTTTTGCAGTAGGCATGAAATAAATACTGACAAATGGGAATCGTTTGATGGGAGCATCTTTAAATGTAGATATTGGTTTAACTACATGTACGCATTCAAATTTGTCATAGTATTTTCCTGCTTCTATGGCTTTTTGTACTTTATCAGGAAGTTTTTCTTCACCAAATGCTTCCAGGACTTCTTTTGCAGTATGTTCGTAAACTCTATAGATCGTATCTACACGACCCATTTCGTTCTTTGCAAGGAAGCAGTTATAGAGTGGATAACTCGCAAAATATGGTCCTTCACCTGGAATATCTTTAACATGCATAACTCCTGTACCGAATGCACCTAAATCCAATAGGTATTCATGCATTGCAGGATGGAAGTTGTTGTTGGGTCTATTGAAGGTCTGTATTAATACTCTTGTAGATTCTTCCAACCACAACTGTACATCTCGTTCTTCATTGAGTGCATTATTTCTCATCTTCAACTCAAACCAGTTTTGTGTACTGGGAGTCAACAGATTATGCATACCAGATGAAAATCTGGTTAAGGCACGTAAAGGTGTAGATTCAAAGATCTTTTCTCTACGTTTCTCTCCTGCAGTTCTTAGGGTAAGGAAATCACTTCTGTTAGGAGAAACAAGATCTCCTATTTCCTGCCAAGTGCTTTCCCAGTTACGTCTAGAGTCTTTGAGAGATGCCAACTCAGATGTAAGCTGTGTGAATAAATCCATCAGCCTGTAAGACCTTTAAAGGTTTGCCTTCTACCAAATCCTGATTTTCGTCTTTGTCTTACGTTGTTTCCATAAGATGCCATTGAAAAAGGATTATTA